CAAAGCAAAATGTTTTCTACTAAGAAGCGCGACCGACGAGCTTATACATGTGGTCAACTGTCTCCGCACCAGTTCCAGTGGTGTGAACCAAAGCGGTAATGGTAACGGAATAGTTCAATGCGCCGTCGGCATCCTTCTTGATAGTGCCAATGGTCAGACCCTTGTAAATATACAGGGCTGCGTGACCACGGCCAAAATCAAGCTGCCAAGAGTGCTCGCTGGTGTAAGCGTTTGCCGCACCCTCGTACTCCTCTGTAGTGTCCTTACCTGCTGCGGTGTATGTACCACCGAACAGGGCGGGAAGTTCAGACAGGTCGTAGTTGGCAAGCTCAAACGTCATTGTCACAGGATTGCCATCATAGAAGATGTCAAACGGGCTGTCATAGAACTCGGCTTCGATTTCGGTCGAATCGGGCTCGTCTTGACCAACGGTAAGACCTTTGAGAACGCCCATCAATTTAGTTGTTGCATCACCGCCAACTTCACCATATTTAAGGCTAATGGCTTTTACGGTTGTTTTTCCCATAATTTGTTTCCTTTCTTTTATTTGTTAATAATTATTGAATATTATCTATACCAACAATAAACGATTTAACGAAAATGTGGTATTGGTTTCCCTTTTGCGTTGTTTCGTCGTCTTCCATTGAAATGATTCCGTCGTCCATTATGTAATAATTTTCGTTCGTTCCGTTTGCTATTTCTTCCTTGATAGCATTCTTTATGCCTTCTTCAAAAAAACGATACTTATCACTATTTAAACGGCCTTTCGTTTTCTTTGGTACGTAGGCGACAATAAAACAGCGAACTTGTGCATGCGCTTCGCAGGAAAATTCAGAATCGTCGTTTATGTTTCCGACGTTGATAACAATAAAACCGTCTTCGGTGTCGGATGTGGTGTTTTCTGTAGGCTCACCCATTCTGTAGACATTGTCTGAAACAACGCCATGTATCAATCCGTAAAGATAGTCGTATATATCAATTCTTGAATCGTTCAACATCGCTTTTGTTTGTTAAAATCCTGCTATTTTCTTCCACTTCTTTTCTAACTTTGGTCTTTCGTATTTGGCGATACTAACACGGAAACGGGTTCTTGCAGGTTTCATGTCCTGCTTTACTTCATCGTAAAATTGGGTCATAACGGCAAATTGATGGAACTTTGCGCCGCCACTACCAAAACCAGATTTCATGTTAAACCCTTTTTCCCAATACCCCCAATACGGAGCAAGAATAGCAAAGAACACGCGCCAACCTTTAGAACCATTGTTTCCGTAGGATTGTAGGTACTTCTCTGCCAAAGCGTGCCCGTTAACGGGGATAAGGTACTTTACATCGCCACTAAACCATTCGTGAAGATAAGATTCCCCATGCGCTGCTGCTTTTCGGTAAAAACCGCCTTTAACAAGCTTGCCATCGTAAGAAACACCCCAACACAAGCTGTCTAACAGATTTCCTGTCCTATCCATGTTGTGTGCACCATGATATGTTTGTATGGCCGCACCAATATGGGTGATTTTTTCTTTTGCATAATCGATAAGAATACGGTTCTGTTGGGCAATGATGTTTTTGGTCAACTCCATTGCCAATGCTTTTGCATTAAACCGAACCCTTGTCTTTTTTGCCATAATACACCTACCAGCTTTTACGTGTTGCGTGAATACTTACGCCGCCGAGTTGCGAAGGCTCTGCATTGTCAACTTCGTAGAATATTGTTTCGCCATATCTAAGCAATTCCACCTTATCCCCCTTGCGTGGCACAATATAACCACCATTTTCATCTTGAACCAACGGAATGGAAAGTATATATGCCGCTGTTTGCATCAAACGGCCTTCGTTGTCCGTCGTTAAGTGTTCGTCCATGACACCTTCGTACAACGTTGTTTCCACATCGTCTTCATCGCCATGTCCTTCGGTGATTCTTGTTATAATGCCGCTGTATGGGTATTCTAAGATTTCTTCGCGTATCATAGCTTATCAACATCTTCTATAGGGATAAACTTTATCTTCTTCTGCGCACTTTCAAGAATACCTGCACGTTCGTCACCGTAAATTGTGTAAATACGGATAGCGTACTTAATCTTGTCGTCTTGATAAAAGTCTTGCTCTTGGCCTATCGTTTTTTGATAGCCGTTATGAGATTGAGACATCGATGCGGTATTCGACGGGCTAAGCAGTACGGCTGTAAAAATGATGTCGGCAGTCATTAGTTCTTTCTGCCGCTTTGTCACCACGTTTTCATCGTATGCGTCATCGTTCGGTTGGCATCCGCGGTCAAGTGCAATCTTTGTCAGATTACTTTCATCAAACCGAGAATACGTTGTCGAAGCTTTAAGCCATTCAAGTACCGTCATCGTTGTCTCAATCTTTTATGTGTTATACAATCCTTTATCAGCCAAACGAATTTAACGTTAATCAGCCGTAGTAGTGTCTACCACAACGTGATACGGAGATTCGTCAAGAATAGTTGCGTAACGACCAATAACATCGGTATGATACGACTTCAGCAATCCGTTAGGCGTTGCCTTGTTGATAACATTAAGGAAGCCTTGTACCTTTGCCAAAGAGAAATCAATACTCTTGTTTACTTCACCACTACGCATCAGTTCCACGTCGGCCACCTTTGCGTGAACAAGTACACCAGCATAACCAAGCGGGCGAAGCACGGCAACACCTGCCTTCCAACCCTTGACGGTGGTATATGTGGTGATGTTCTGAACGGTCTGCTGTTCGCGGACAACACGTATTGGCGAAATCTTTGAAATGGGCGAACGGCTGTACTCTACAAGTTGTTCGTAGGTGATAGAGTTCACCGTAGTCTGTGACTGACCATTCTGAACGATAATAACCTTGTCGGGCGCATAAAGGGCAATATAGCGGTTTACCTCTGCGATAAAAGCAGCGTTCTTCAGCAGCACGTTAACAATCATATCCCACGGCAAATCCCATTCAAACGGCGTGCCATCGGGAATATAATTTGCTTCCTTGAAGTCTTGCTCAATCTTACGCATCTGTTCGGGGATGTCTGCCGTAGCATCAGTCCAAACCTTAACACCTGCCTTCTTGTAGTTCGACACAGGGATATACGCCGATTGGTTGGCAATAACGCCGCTATAGCCCTGTGTGGTTGCAGTACCGCCAGCCGTGTTGGTAACGGCGATTGTGTTGCCGTATTGGCCACCACGGGAAAGCGTCATAGCTGCCATGTGCGAAATACGCAGGTTGTGCGTCTTAACCAAATCGGCAACGCCACGAACGAAGCCAATAACAAGGTTTTCGTCGGAACCGAGTTCGCGCAGCCGTGCTTCCAACTCCATCTTTGACATGGAGGTTTCAAACAAGCCCTTACCATATTGATAGATAGAACCAGTCTTTGTTTCTGCGCCTTCGGCTTCAAGCTGCATGGTTTCAGACAGGGGAGCCATTGCGTCGGCCATAGGAACAGTGCGCTTAATCGTTTGACGAACAGTCCACGCAGGATGCTTCTTTAGGTCGTTGCGGTCAATGTCATATTCGTTTCCTTCTACACGGAAGTGTTCTTGCCAGAAGAAGGCATTTTCCTCGATTTCGATTGTGTTGTCAATCAAGGTTTGGAGGAAGCCAGCATTAGCCCCATCCATAAAGCCTCTTTGATACAGCTTATCAATGGCTTCGTCGGGGGTAAAGTGAAATTTAAGTGCGTTTGGCATATTTTGTTTCCTTTCTTTTCTTTAGTGTGTAAATTAAATCCAGAAGATGCCGTCAATAAGCGACTTGTTGTAAGCAAGTACATACGCGGGAAGCGGTTGCATCTTTGCAATCCATGCTTGCTTGTTGTACACGCCCGAAACGCTATAGTTGGCATTTTGGAAGCCATAACCCTCAGTGGGCAGCATATCGCGGTCAGCCTCATTGAACACATTGGGCTTGGGGCAAAGTACGGTTGCACTTGCAGATGCGGCAGTGCCAGCAGCCTCAACAAGGATAGTACCAACGGTAAGTGCTCCAAGTGCGGTGTCAATAGTGACGGTGAACTCTTCGTTAGTCTCGCTATATGTCACATCGGTAATTTTTGCCGACTGGCCAGTAGTAGCTGCGGTGTTGGGCGCAACCATAATCAGCTGACCGACCTCGGGTGCATCTGAATAGCCATCACCTTTAATATAAATAGTAGTGTCCGTTGCGCCACTTGCCTTAGATATGGCAAACGAACGGAAAATGAGCATCGGTTGGCCAGGAGTGTACTGCAAGAGTTGTGCAGCCCACAAATGTCCGAACCCTTTGTTTGGGTTGGCAATCGTGCCACCAAGAAGAATATTGTTACGGCTTTCACCGTTACTATCCTTTACCCAAACCCATCTGCCGCCACGAACCTTGCGGGCGGTTTCAAAGAAGTATTGGAGGTTTGTAACCATGATGATTTAAATTTTTTGTTATTTATTGAATTTTTACTTTCGGTATAGACTTTAAGAACTCGTCTTCGCGTTGCTGTTGCTGACGTGGTGCAAGTGGCTTGATGTCGCCAATAGTATCTTTGAAGATTTCTTGGAAGCGACTTGTTAACGCCGTTGCCTGTTCTTTATCGTCTTTATCCAACTTGACTTCATAACTTGCCGCAAATTTCTCAAACGACGAGTGTAGGTCTTGTCGAATATCCTTCTTTGCCATTTCCACAATGTTCTTGAACTTCGTCTTTTTGTTTTCATCGTTCATAAACCTTTCGTAAGCATCCAACTTGTCTTGCACATCCTTTGGGATTTGCGGCGTGGGTGGCACGGGCGGTGTGGGTGGCGTTACTTTTTTCTGCAACTCTGCGATTTGGTTTTTGTACTCGTTTTCTTTCGTGTTAAAGGCGGTGGTCTTTTCTGTGATAATTAGGCTTGCTCCACTAAAAGCGGAATTAAGCGCAAATTTCATGTCACCCATAGCTGCTTCATCATCTGCTGCCGCATCGGGATAACGCTTTGCAAGATGTTCCGCAAACTTTTCCTTAAAACCATCTGTTAGGGTTGCATTCGTGTAACTTTTCTCGTTACAATAGTCATTTACTTTCTGTAATGCTTCTTCTTTTGTCATAGTTTTCTACTATTAAATTTTTTGAAAAACAAAATTGTTTTGTGCAAAAATAATGCTATTTAGAAAAATACAAAATAAAGTTTTGTTGTGTTAGCGTTGTGTTGGTGTAAAAAACAACAAAATTTCTATTTTTATACATTTATTACTTAAAAACAAAGGGTAATTTTGCAACAAGAAATTTCTTATTTTGATTTTGTAAACATAAATACGTGCATATATATGGCGAGAAAACGTAACGACATAGTATTATCGCCACTCGAGGATGGCAATCAAGGTTATGCCATTCGGTCTAATGCAGATGTGGTCTGTTTTACAGGTGGTACAGGCGGCGGTAAGACCGTTGCCTTGTATTATGCACCTATCGAGCATTTGGAAGAAAACGACAATGCAAAGGTTGTTTGTTTTATGCGAAATATTAGCGACTTCTGGGGTGCTGGCAAGGTAAACGACACGTTAAAGAATATGTACCCACTTATTGATAGAACACTAAAGAAACAGCCACATGACCCCATAGGTGAAATCATACGAAACAATCAAGATATGGGTATGAAGTTATACAATGGCAGCGAGATAAAGTTTCAGCAATTGGATAACGAAAACCCTATTGTTATTGATAAGATTGTTAAAGGTTTGCAGGCGAAGATACTTATCTTTGATGAATGTAATAAGTTTCTTTGGCGTACCATATCTTCATTCTTTCCTCGTCTTCGTAGTGATGCCAAAGGAAAGGCACAGGTGTACTTGGCACAAAACCCCGAACGCGAATGTTTTATGCGAAAAATGTGTGGAAAAGGCGAACATGGCGGTGGGTGGATAAATGATGATGGAACGGTAGACAAATCAATGGATGGTGTGGTTATGTTTTTCTACATGCCTAATGGTGATTACGAAAAAGCCGTGTGGGGTAGAACGAAAAGGGAAGTGTATGAAAAAGCAAAAGAAAAAATAGATGAACTTTTACGTATAGACCCAGATATGTCTTATGAAGACTTCATTCTTTCTATGGCATTTTTTACTTTTGATGTCAGAGATAACAAAAAGATGCTTTCTAAAAACAAAGGATATAGAGGTTTGGCA